ATGAATGAAGAGATTTTGAAAATAGTTTTAAACGATAAGTCTTTCAGCAAAGATGAGTCGATTTCGATTGTCGGAGGTTTGCGCAGGTTTACAGAGTTATGTGCAAAGGGTTTAATAAGATACAGCAAGGCATCTTCCTCTCAAAACGGAAGATGGAAGTGTAATGCTTATGATGTTTTGAAAAATGCAAGCCTATAAATGAAATATGGTGATAGGGTGGTTGATAGGCTTCACGCTATCACAAGAAGAGTAACAATAACTGGTAAAACAAACAGAAAATAAAAGCAAAATTATGAAGACAAAAACAGTTGAAAAGTTATGCGCATCTTTTACGGAAGGCGCAAGAGGATTAAAGAGAAATATGCCTAACAGAGAATTTGTTTTGCGTCTAATCGAAGACGCTTACAAAGCTGGTTTGAAAGATGCCTACAAAGGCATAAAACCGTTAAATTGGACGGTTGGAAAGTATGGAATGTGGGCGAATACATTTGTAGGTATGTTCGCTGTCCGTCCGCTTTTGAAAGGTGGGTTTACTGTAATTTATAACAGCGAAACATTGTGTACTCGCCCTACCTTATCAAAGGCGAAAGAGGCTGCAAACAAATATTATCAAAAGAAAGTTAAGGAAAGGTTAGGATTATGAAAGATTTAGCAGAAGCATATCTCGCAAAGGCACAAGAGAACGCTATACGCTTCAAAGATATAAATTTCTTTAATGGACCTTTGTATCAGGAAAACGACATCAAGGCTGCTTTCAACGCAGGGCGTGAGAGCGTGGTGGATAGTATGCCTGAATTGGAGTGGGAAGAATGTGTCGGAGGGTTTATCAATAAAGACCAATTTAGAAATTGGTACATCGAAATTAACGAGTACGCAAAGCAAAAATATACGCTTGTAATACCTGGAGATATTCCAAGATGTTTTATCACACTAAAGGAAGCTAAGCAAGCAGCCAATGAGGACTATAAGAAACGAATTAAACAAGCATTGGGATTATGAGTTTAAGAAGTGTAATTTGTAAGTTGTTTACCTATCTAAGAACTACTGTTTATCCATCAGTTATGATATATCTTTTAATTGCGTATTTCAATTGGGATATAGCGTGGATAGAAAAACAAAGCAATGTTTTTTAGTAGAATTGCTTTTGTAGTTATTCTATCGCTTGTCTGGTGGGTATATGATGAAAAGGAAGATTAAAATATGAGCAAAGATATTCACCATAGCTGCAAATGCACAGGGCAAAATTTCACTTTCGAAGAATGGGGCGAATACTTACATTTGGAGGACAGACCCGAAATAGTGCATCAATACAAAGAGTTTGGATTCAATATTTTCGATGTATGCTTAACGCCGAATGTTAAGATAAAATGGGAAAATAAAATAAATTACTTTGAAGTCGCAACAGCGCAATCAGACAACGGGCGGTGGGATTACGGACTTCATTATAATTTTTGGACGCAAGGCGGTTGCAATGGTGCAGCTTATGTTGATACACCAACAGGTGGGTATAATACAGAAAAAGAAGCTATCAATGCAGCCTTAAAATCCTTAGAAGAGAAATGCCAACGTGTTATAAATGAAATTCAATTCAGGGGCGGAGATACAGATGATGACGATAGTAACGAACCCGAAATTAGGGGTTCGTCTGTACTTCCAATACTTAAAGAGGCAATGCGTAAGATTGCTCATTATAAAGAAGTATTCAACCCCCGACAATTAGAATTGTTTGATTTATAAAATAATTGGCTATGAACGGAATAACAATAAACGATATATGCAAGAATAGTGTGATGTGTAAAGCACCTTACTGCTTTGTAAATAGTAACGAGGAGTGCGAAATATCTAAGAAATTAAAAATAGAAAAGTAATATGATAGCAAAAATAATAAAAGCGTATTTTGCAAAGCGTCGAGAACAAAAACGCATTACTCAACAGTATGCGTTAGAGAAAAAGAATGTGAAATATTTCAATTCTTCTGTTTATCGCTGGACTAGCAGCCTTGAAGACTTGGCAAACAGTATAAATTTGCCTGATAAAGGTGTGTATATGCTTGGAAAGTTTAAGAAAACTTCATTTCCTATGCAAGCCGTTAAACTTAATCGGCTTTGGGAAGGTGGCAAACTCATGCTGTCTTATGGGGATTATATCTATCTCCCTCCTTTTGAGTGGTTAATCTCTATAAAAAACTTACCAAAAGAGTTGTGGTTTTCTGTGGAAGAGTACCAACGACCAACACGTCCAGCACTGCTTTTGTGCGAGTATAACTCTGGACATTACGAGGTGGTCGAGTATGCAGATAAAACGTGGGTAACAGAGTTATGTTTCCCTGTAAAGCCTACACGTTACTTTGTTCTTGATTTTCTAATAAAAGATAAATGACATTCAAAAAAATAAAAAAGTAATATGAAGAAACTAATTTTATTATCAGTGTTAGCATTCGTATTCACCTCTTGTGGCTACGAGATTAGAAAGAAGCCAGAGCCACCTAAACCAAAGCTGACAAAGGAGCAGATACGAAAACAAGAGTATGAGCAAAGGTTGAAAGACTACAATGTACAGTTCTTATTTGAGTGTAACGGAGTAAAGGTGTATCGGTTCTATGATAATAGGGCTGTCTATTTCACAGATGCAAATGGAATGACACGCTATCAATACACCACGAGGACTGGTCTGGTTAGTAATCAAACACATAGGGTGCAATCTATTAATACAAGGAGGTAATATGAAAAGAGAAATATTGTTTAGAGCAAAGTGCAGTGGAGTATGGCGTTATGGAAGCTATGTCTACTTTGATAAAAAGCCAATTCACGATTGTTATAATGCTAAATATAGAGATTTTATTGTGGTTAATGGAGTATATGGTGAAAATCATTATCCTATTACAGAACTTTCCTCTCTTGGTCAGTTCACCGGGTTTAAAGATAAAAACGGCAAGAACATATTTGAGGGGGATATTTTGCAAGATGAGCATGATTCAAAGATAATGCACATTGTTAGATATGACGACAGCACATGTTCTTATACAGCGTGGTGTCCTTTAGTTCACGACAATTGGGAAAAAGGTAATATGATTTCAAAAAAGTGGATAAACGAATTTGGTAAAATTGTGATAGGTAATGTAACAGATAACCCTGAAATGGTGAAAGGAGGCGAGAAATGAAAGCATGGGTAGCAAGAGATAAAGACGGGCTATGGCTGTTTACGCAAAAGCCTATTTTAGATACATACGATAAAGGAGACATACCAACCTACTTTTGGACTTCCGAGAGAGACGCAGATTTAGAGCTGCCTAATTCGGAGTTTCCCGAAGTCACATTTGAAAACTCTCCGCAGGAAGTGGAGATAAAATTAAAGAAATAAGAATATGAATATAGATACTTCAAAAGGTCTGTATTATATCGTTGATGCGAATACAGACTATAAGGTTAGAGAAGCTCTTGGATTAGCACGAGCAATGGCAAATAAAAGTTATCCCTACTTGATTCAGAGTATAGATTTTGCCATAATGCAGCATGACAAGAACACGCACACAATAGCAAGAAGTAACGGGAAAATATCAATAAAAGATGGAAATACCTGAGTTGCCTGAATAAAAACTTAAGAAATATGAAAAAGATAATGTTTAATGATAAGTTCCTTCTGACACAAGCTGTACTGAATGGAACAAAGACAATGACAAGGAGAGTACTAAGAGATAACGTGCCGCTTGGTAATTGGGAGGAAACGGCAAAGCACCTGCCTTATAAGGTTGGTGAAGTTGTTGCGATAGCACAAAGCTATAAAGAAGTTTACCCTAATGCTGACTTTGAAATGGTTGGTGATGGTTTTATGACAGAAAGCGCAGGTTGGAATAATAAAATGTTTGTCAAGCCCGACCTGCTTCCGCACCACATCAAAATTACTGATGTCAAGGTAGAACGCTTGCAGGATATTTCAGAAGAAGATTGCCTTAAGGAAGGTATAATATTTATTGAATCATTATCAGCTACTGGAGAGGATGCTTACTTTTTCGCTGTCAAACGTAAAGTGAGACAGATGTATGACAATATTCTTAAATTTTTCTCTTCTCCTCAAAGAGCCTACGCAGACTTAATTGATAAAATCAGTGGCAAAGGCACGTGGGAGAGCAATCCATTCGTAGTTGCATATAGTTTTGAATTGATAGATTAAGAATGAAGATATTAGTACAATTTAGCGGAGGCAAGGATAGTCAGGCTTGCCTTATCAAGGCGGTAAATGACTACGGCAATGAAAAAGTGGTTGCATGTTTTTCCGACACAGGTTGGGAGCACGAAGACACTTACACGCATATTCACAATGTTTGCAACCAATTAGGCGTAGAACTTATTACGCTCAAAAGCAGTAAATACAAAGACTTCGTGGATATGTCTATTAAAAAAGGAAGATTTCCCTCTACAATGGCAAGGTTCTGTACTTCTGAACTGAAAATAATACCTATGATAGATTATATTCTCTCACAAGATGAGAGTTTTATCATTATTCAAGGAATTAGAGCTAAAGAAAGTAAGGCACGTGCAGGATATGATGTAGAATGCTCATATTTCAAAGAATACTTTAATGACGAAGTGAAAGGGTTGTATCATAAGAAAGCGGTGTTGGAGTGGTGCAAGACACACGATGCAAGCGTGCTACGTCCCATATTCCATTGGACAGCACAGGAGGTGATAGACTACATACTTGCCAATGACCAACGACCAAATCCTTTGTACGAACGTGGTTTTTCACGTGTTGGTTGCTTTCCTTGCATTATGTGTAGAAAGCGTGAAGCACAGTTGATTTCAAAAGATGAATGGGCAAGAAAACGGCTAATAGATGCTGAACAACGAATGAAAGATGAAACAGAAAGAGGTTCGTCTTTCTTTCCACCTACATACATTCCTAAACGTTTCTGCGCCAACGGTGAATACCCCACTGTGCAGGAGGTTTTCAAATATGTAAACCGAAATGACACAGAACTGGATATGTTTGAGCCAGAGGGAGGATATAGTTGTATGAGCTTATATCACGGTTTGTGTGAATAACGAATAAATAAATACCAAAGCTGATAGTATGGACGAATTAATAAGAGAATATATCATTCCAATAAAACCTGTAGAAATGATTGATTGCAGTTATCTACCCAACAAAAAGAGTAAATCACGTGCAGGTTCAACACCTTATGCCTGTAAAAGGAAAAAGAAACGTAAAAAGTAAAAATATGGAAAGAAAAATTATTGAAAATGGAACAACTTTTAGGTGGCACAATTCAAAAGAGGAGCTTCCAAACCTTAAGAACGAAAACGACACACTTACGTGTGTTGTCAAACGTAATGGGTGCCTGTCTCTTAGTGTATGGAACCAATATTACCAAGTATGGGACGATGAATTTGGCGACGATTACGATATGAGCAAGGAAACAGAACTTGAATGGTCTCCTCTTGATACGATGGAGGAAAGTGAAATTATTAAATTATAAGCAGGAAGGAATATATTAAAATTAAGAATTGATGGGATACTTAATAGATTTTATATCAACACTATTGTTGTTCTTTGTATACTATTACGCTGGTAAATATAAAGCGTACAGCGATATTTACGAGAAAGTTCTAAACGAACACGTAAAAAGACATTTTGAAGAAGAATTTAAAGACGATATTAAAAACAAAATAAATAAAGGATAAAACAAATGGAAGTAAAATTCAACGCAGGGGATATGTGCGCTATCCCCGATGGTTGCAAGGCAACGATTAAAGACGGGGTGATAATATTTGAGAAAGAAGAAAGCAAAGAACAGGAGTTCAAGAGAGGAGACGTCATCGTAAGCAAGATAAATGAAATCTTACTCGTAGATGTTCACTGTTTCGAGAATCGTATTTTAAGAAGTTTCGTGCATATCCAACAAGATGGGATATTTTTCAATTCTTCTTATTCTTTGTGGAATGAGCGTCACACATGGCGTCTTGCCACCGAAGAGGAAAAACAGCTGCTCTTTGATAAAATGAAAGAGCAAGGACTGCTCTGGAATGCTGAAAAGAAGCGTGTCGAAAAGATACGCTGGCGAGCGGAATATGGATGTAGATATTACCTCGTAACCAGTTGTCTAAAAGTCGGTAGTGATATAGATTTTCGTCATACAGGAGAAGAAGAAAGGTTGGAGTTTGGCAACTACTTTCGCACCAAAGAGCAAGCCGAAGAGGCTGCTAAACGTGTAAAGGAGACATTAAGAAACTACCACGAAGAAATAGGAGAATGAAGATAACTGAACTAAGAATTGGCGACCGTGTGCAGGAAAAACACACACGGTTTCCAATGACCGTTGTAGGCTTATACTCCACGCTCGACGACCTTAAAGCAGGCATGGTGGACCTCGATTTCGAGGGCAACGAGGGCGATGTGTGGATACACAAACCCGAAGAACTGGAGAGAGCAGATAGCCAGTCTACAGATTGGGATAAAGTAAGAATTAACGCTGCCATTGCCAATATGCAAACACTGATGGCACAGTCGTGGCAAATGGAAGCAGACGAAGTGGCAAAGGTAGCTGTAAAGTATGCCGATGCGCTAATTAAAGAATTGAAAGAAAATGAATAGGACAAGACTTAACTTTTGGCTATGGACTTTCATAACCATTATGTGGGAAGTTACCCTAATGGGCGCAATATCTCACCATCATTATAAAGACATTTATCTACCTTTCATAGGTATGGTAATCAGCCTGATACCCACAATTATTAATTTTTTAGCATTGGAGAAACAACGATGAAATTTAAACAAGCAATCGCCTTTGATGGGCGAAACCTTAACGATATTTTTCGCTTGCCGTGTGTTGAAAGCATAGACAAGGGCGAAAACGGCAAGCCATACGTTAAGCTGTATCGCAGCTGTACGGAGGGCAGACTGATAGCCACCGTAGGCACAGTGTTGGTGCAATTCGGTGGCGGCACGTGGCAAGTGTTTGGCAAGGAGGCGTGGGAAAGAGCAACCAAAGAATAGACACGCAAATCTGTATCCATAGATGTACGCTCGTATATCCCTAGATGTACAAGCGTACATCCATAGATGTAAAAACACAGAACAATATGACAATAGAGCAATACACTTATTTAGTAGCCAAATATGGCGAGGAAACTGTCTACCGATTCTTCAAACGGTCGGTGGACGCTTTAAAGAGGAAGTATAATGAACATATTTAAACCACAAACCCCATTCACAGGAATAAAGCAAACCGATTTGGCGCAAACGTGGCAACAGAACCGCGAAACGCTAAACCATATTTCTGCCCTATTCCACGTGATAATAGGTGGAGCAAACAGCGTGGCGCAAACTGTTATGCTCGACACCATAAACTTGCTTTCCAAAACAAACCAATACAAAGGAAAGGCAAGGCACAACGCACGTTTGGCAGTGAAGATATATAACAATTTCGACCGCCAAAATATGGAAGATATGCGCAATAGTCAGATGGACAAACGTCAGTTCTATATGGACTATTTAGACGATTTGGAAGAACGGCTGAAACCCGATGTGTTCCGCTTCAGACTTGCCATTAAACAAGTGTTGGACAAAAGAAACATTGGCGATAGCGAACTGAAATCGTACATTCTATGTACCTACGAAATGCTGCACTACTGTGTTACTTTATTCGATAGGTTCATTAAAGAATTGCCGTCTATTCCGCCCATTAATTTCAAAGAGACATACAGAACTGCCCGATTAGGCGGTGTGTTTACAGCGTGGGACAATCTTACGGACGTGCTTTGTAAAGATTGTGCCAATATCAGACTGGACGATGACCCCAACTGTCGCCTTGCCCTAAACATTATAGAAACAAAAATAGTGTCGGAGCAAAGCATAAACAAAAGCGGCAAAGAAGCTCTAAGCCTCAACCCCACCATACAGCTAGAAGCCGACCGTGCCGAAATGAACCATAATCGAAAGCCGTTCCAACCATTGCAATTCAGCGAGGCTCAAATGGAATATCTAAAAAGCAGCTACTCAACCACACGAAACACAGACCTTGCCAAAACGTTAGGCATCAGCCTATCGAAACTTAACAAACTCGCAAAGGAACTCAATTTAACTAAGCAGAACTAAAATAATATAAAAACTCTTTTCAATTCATAATTATATAGTAAGCCCCACCGTCCGTGATGGATAGTGGGGCTTTTTGCGTTTATGTCAATTTCTGTTTTATCCTATTGCAGATATTACTAATAATGTCTTTTATCTTCGGTTTGTTCCTCTTAAGATAAAACAGCAAGCAGGTAACAGCAAACAATACACTTGCTCCTATTATCAGTTGCCACCACTGAAAAGGTTCACTTATTTGCACCTGCTCCACGTGGCGTTGCTTCTGTTTGTGCTGTTCGGTGGCGTGTACTTTTGTTCTTGCTACTTTCTTTGCTGTGCTATCTTTCTGCACTGACACACCTTTCTTTTCATTCTTACGGCTTATCTTCGTTTCCTTAATAGTTTTTAAGCCGTGATGTATTATAATACTGCCATCGCCTTTGTATTCTACCATTGGCGAATTAGTATCGTGAGTAAGACAGCTTTCCTTGCCGTAATAGGGCGTGTCGAATATGTACTCACGAATGAGCGTGGTATATTCGTCCACGTGCGATGTGTCCACGAGTGAGTATTTCACTCTTGCCTGTTCCTTTACCACTTGTGTGCTGTCAAATGTGCGCTTTACACTCTCCACCTGTACGGCTTTCTTTGTTTTACAGCTGTACAGTGTAATTAGGGTACATATCAGCACGCCCCATATTGCTCCTATTAGTCTATTCATATCTATACTTTTAGTTTAAAACATTGTCTACGTTGGCTACCGTCAGGCTTCTTATACCCCACGTGTACCCAACGTGTTTTGCTGTTCTTCTCAATTATAATTTGGTCGTACAGATAGCCACGCTTGCTAAAACTATACGCCATAAAACGCTCGAACACGTCCTGCTTACCATTGGCAGGCACAATGTCGGCTGCATAGCCTACAACGTGCGCACTGTTCTTCACACCGCCCACAGCTTTGTTCAGTTCAGGACTTCTGTAGCCACTTGTTACTATTAAAGACGGTGTACCTAAATTGTACTGCTCGCAATATTTTTCCCATTCGGCACGTATCGCCTCCAGTAGCGTTATAGTTTCTGTTAAGTGTACCCTAACCACTGCTGGGGGTGTGTTGTCTATTCCTTTCTCTTGTGCCACCTTTGAGGCGCACAGCTCACCTATCGTAAAGTTTGCCATATTATATCATTAATATTAACATTACCACACCACCCATTACGCCTGCGAGTGCATCTTTCCAATCGAAGTTCTCTTTGCGCACGAAGTGGTCAATACATTCTTTTGCTACCATTACTACTGTTACAAATAATAATGCTACCAATGCAGCTAATGCTCCAACGTGTAAGCGCACAATGGTAGCCACCATCATACCCACAATGAAATGTAGATACTTGTCGCTACCAATATCTGCTAAGCGTTCAAATAGCTTATATATTCTTTTAATCATAGTTCTTTTTATTTATTCTTCTTCCGCTAATTTTCTCAACATTATATCAATAGTACATTCTGTATTCTCTGCAGCCAAATCAACAGTAGTGCTTTGCATCTTTGGAGTTGTATACTGTATTAATCTTTCTGCTATTGTAATTCTGTCTTTTGGTTCTAACGAAAGAAAGTCTTGCGTAAAAAGCCCACTTCTATTATAATCCGCTAACACACCCTCAATAGCTTTTCTATTAAGAGCAGTAAGCTTATTAGGTGTTCCTTTCACACGTCCGCCTGTCTTTTTTCGTTTTCCTTTTTCTTTTTCCTTTTTTATTGTTTTCATTTTCTTTGCGTGTTAATACTTAAAAACTAAAAGCAAAGGTATTGTTTTAATTTTGACGCATTATTATAAGTATTAATTCCACAGAACAAAGCAATATGTTAGGAACAGCAATAGGAGCAGGTCTCAAAATAGCAGGCAGTATCTTTGGAGGTATCAAAGCCTCAAAAGCTATGCGCAAATATAAAGCGCAAATCAATCAGCAAAAACAAGAAAACAAAAGTTGGTACGATAGACGCTACAACGAAGATGCAACGCAGCGAGCCGAAGCACAAGCCGTACTTTCTAATTTGCGTGAACACCTTAAACGTAATAGTGAGAATACAGCAGGCACACAAGCCGTCATTGGAGGCACGGAGGAAAGTGTTGCAGCGCAAAAAGCAGCCGACGCAAACGCAATGAGTAACGCAGTCAGCAATATTAACGCAATGGGCGAAGCTCGTAAAGATGCCATCGAACAGCAGTACCAACAACGAGAAGACAACCTGAATGCACAACTTGGAAACTTAGAAGTTAATCGTGCGCAGAACATAGCCAATGCCGTTAAGGGAGTTAGCCACGCAGCATCAGACATTGCAGCTTATATGGACGGCACAGAAAAACCCATTAAGCCAAAAGAAGAAGAAGAAAATCCTTATGTTTAAATAGGTTAGATAGTTATATGAGTTCTTTAGCAGATATAATGAATACAAGTGGTGCAAGAAATCGTAGGCGAGGGAGTGGAGTATCAACGCCTACACCCACTCAACAACAACCTACGCAAACACCACAACCACAACAAACAGGCACACCACCCACAGCACAGCCAGCACAAGGCGAAGTAAGTGCGCCACAGCCAGCGACACAACCAACAGCAGCTCCGCCTCAACCGATGCCAGGCGAAGTACAGCCCATAGAAAAAATACCACAGCCAGCACCCATCAGTAGCTGGTTGCCAAAGGACGTTCCACCAACAGCAGAAGAGAATAACTCTGAACAAGAAAACAATCCTTATCAAAGAATGTCTTTGGAACAAATAGCACGCACGCTTTACGAAAGTGGCAAACCGTCTCCCGAAGAAGAAGAACGGCAGCGCAAGCGTGAACGCAGCAGGGCAATATTGTCGGCTATTGGTGATGGCGTTTCGGCACTCTCAAACTTGTATCATACAAGCAAATACGCTCCCGATATGAGTACTCCCGATAGTTCGTTGAGTGGCAAGGCAAAGGAGCGTTACGATAGATTTGTGCAAGTGCGTAAAGAAAACGAGGCTCGCTATAACAACGCTATCTTGCGTGCAAGACAAGGTGATTATGAAATGAATATGAAAGAACGTGAGATAGCACGTAAGGAAGCAGCTGATGCAGCAAAAGACGCACGAGAGGCAAAGCGTTACGAAGAGCAGGCAAAAGCAAAGTTGGAAGAATTGAACATCAGAAGACAGCAAGCCAAGACGGCAGCTGATAAAGCAGCAGCTGATGCAGAATACAAAAAGGCTCAACTGGAGTTCAACCAAAAGAAACTCGAAGCAGAAATAGCCTTAAAGAAAGCACAGCTTGCAAACCAGCATGCATCACTTGTCGAAACAAGACGTCATAACGGAGCTATGGAGGGATTAAGCAGAGAAAGAAATAATATCTCACGCTCAAAAGGCGGAGGGAAAAACAGCGGAGGTGTAGATGCATCAGATATGTATTACATCAGCGGCAGGAATTTCACCATCGGACGAAAGAAACAACTTTCAAAGATGGAACAAGATGCCATTTATCAATACGCTGTAAACAGGGGTTGGGTAGACAAGAAAAATCAGAATGCCGTCAATTCAGGCTCACTAGAAAAAGGCGACATCATTGCTAAACTTGCCAACTATACACCACAAGCAAAGCAGTATCTTATTGACAACTACGGCTATACAGAAATCAATAATGGCAAGTCATTAGGGTTAAAGCACAACAAAGGGAAAAAGATATTAGGATTAAAATAAAAAAAATAACATACGTATGCCAGATATAAAGAACAACATAAAGGTTATTTACAACGCATTATCTAAAGAGGGTTATAACGATTTAGGGTCAGAACAAGAGTTTGCCGAAAGTATGGCAGACGAAAACAATCGAAAACTTGTTTATAACACACTCAAAGGAAAAGAGTTTGCAGATGTAAAAGACTACGACAGCTTTTCTAATATGGTTTATCAGCAGCCACGAGCAGAGCAGCAGCAAGAGGAAGAAATAAAACCTGTAAAGCCTGCAAAGATAGACCCACGTTTTGTTGCTCCAAATGTAGGCAAGCCTACCGATGCACAGCCAATTATGAAATCTGTGCAACAAGATACTGGTTTTACTGCACCACAAGACTACAATTCGCAAAATGCTTTCTTATCTAATGTTGATAAGGATTATAATGTTGCAAGTCATATCCCCGATGCACAGCAGCCTATTAAAATGTATGGTGCTGATAGCAATCTTGGAGAAGTCATAGATAACCTTTATACGGTCTACGATGAAGCATACAAAAAAGATAATCCTAAAAAAATTGCCGAAGCTGCAAATATGGCTCGTTCTATGGGTCTTGATAACGAACAGGCAGAAAAAGCACTGACTTTAGTACACGGTCTTTATTCACAAAATGTTGCTAACAACATAGCGGACTATATGTATAGCCGTATGAATAACGGCGACCCACTCTATGCATTGAAAGAGGTTTATTATGATAAAGACTTTCAAAAGAAACTCAAAGATACAACTACCCGATTAGGACTTGACAACACACAAGGCTTTGTAGAGTATTACCTAAAGCCAGCATTGCAACGTAAACTCGAAAACGAACGTGGATTTACTGATACCGTAAACTTTGGAGTGCAAAGCGGAAGTGATGATGTTGCAAAGAATACAGAGGTCTTTGAGAAACGCAAGGCAGAAGAAGACCTTTTGCAAAAGCAGGTTGATGCAATGAACGCAGAGGGTAAGCGCATCGAAGAAAAGGGGCAACAAATGTACGACCCTAACTATAAAAACCGTCCGTGGTGGGCTGACCTTATTCCTGTAGAGGGTGGCGGACGCAGCGCATACGATGAAGCGGAGGGCATAAAGCGCAACCCCGAAGCCGAAGAACTTATGCGCACAGGACAAGCTATGCAACGTATGGCAGACGATGCACAAGCAGCCATCAGCGAGGATAACATTCTTCGTACAAGGAAGACGGACGGTCTCACCAATCAAATTAAGAATGCATTTGGGCGGATTTTACGTGGTGGAGCAAAAACCGCAACCGATATTCGCACGTGGGACTTCGGTTTTACCGACCTTAAGGACGCTACAGTCATAAAGGCAGCAGCTGACGCCTACGCAAACAACCGTGCAACGGCAGCACAGAAAGCACTGTTAAATGCCGTAACCCTTAAAAATGCCGTAATGGGCAAGCACGGAGATGCATTGGGCGGACTGTATGGAGCGGCAGGCACAACTATACAGATGGCTCCTTATATGATGCAGTTTGCAGCCAGTCCTGTAAAAGGTGTAGGCGTAGGGTTTCAGAAGTATTGCAGAACACAACTCGAAAAAGCGTTTGGCAAATACGCCACAGAAGCCGTAGGCAAGTTTGTTATTAAGTCAGGAGAACTCGCAGGACGTTTTGTTGGAGACGTGGCGCAAGGTGCTGCAATGACCACCATCTTCAATATGCCTGCCGTTGCAGCCGATACACATAAACGTATGACTGGTGATTTGGAAGCTACCACCGATAGCAAAGGAAACATCGTCTACAGCGGCAAGCGTACAAATGTAAAGAGTGGTGGTAGAGCTTTTGCAGAAGCATTCACGGCACAGACCATTGAAAACCAAAGCGAATTGTTTGGCGAATACCTCAAACCTTTGGCAAACTTTACGCAAAAGGGTGCGGCAAAGGCTATGGATAAGTGGGGCTTGAGTAAGACGAAAGATTTCCTTACAGGTATTAACAACAAGCAAATTATGAAAAGCTTTAACCGCTTCACAAAGAACACAGAGTGGAACGGTTTATTTGGTGAGGTTGGAGAAGAAATTGTTGGTAACTTTGAAAACGCATTCACTGTAGGCGATTTAAACCTTAATCTTGACATTAACGATGACAACAGCGTTTTCAGCAAGAAAGTAAACACCGATATTATTTTAGGTGTAGGCTTAGGTTGTGGTATCATCAGTGGAGCACGTGTGGGCAGCTACATTCGCAACAACCGCAAACTAAATACCGCTATCAACGATGCAGATAGCTATGCAGATGTTATCTTTGGCACTGACCGTTGGCAACAGATAAAGAGCGAGATAGACAACGCTCCCGATGACAAGGCAGGAAATTTACTGCAATCTTACATAGATAGTGAAAAACTCAACAAAGAACAAAAACAAACCATTGTAGACTATACTGTTAATACGTATATTAAACGTGGTAATGATATTTCGCAACTCAAAAACGCCATCGAGGATAACATCTCTTCTGAACAGCAGGAAGTACAGTCTGCCTATGAAAACGGACAGAACGCACGTGATGCACAGATGAATGAAGTCAAAACCTCGCTCGACGAAGCAGAAAAGCACGCAGCAGAACTTTTAGGCGAGGACGAGTTAAACGCATTGGACGGTGTCGAAGATGTAGACGCATTCAAAGAAAGCAACGCTTACAAGTCCTATTCAGAAGAACAGAGAGAAACAGCACTTAAATATATCATTGCACGCACCGCATACAATGGTATGATTAATCGTGTACAGGACGAAATAAAGGCAGCTGTAAATAAAGCCAATGCAGAAATAGATAATCTCACTCATAAGGATAGCGGCACTATCATTCGTGCAACTCTCAAAAATGGAGACCAGGAAGTATATGTTGTTTCAGGAAACGTGGCAATGTCTCCCGATGGAAAGAGCATAGACACCGAAAAGTCCGACAACGATATTGTCGTTTACAATACGGAGAGTGGGAAAAAGGAAATGCTCAATATAAAAGACCTACAAAGTGTAGATACTCCTATTGATGCAGCTACCTACAAGGCTAACAATGCAGCAGAGACAACGCAACAAATAGCAGAGACAGAAGCCGCAAAAATAGACGGTGTTCGCAATTTCCATTACAACGACACTGTAAAGGTGCAAGACAAAGATGGAAACCTTATAGACGGCAGCGTACAAGATGTTACACCCGATGGCATTATTGTTGTTTCAGACGCATATCCTGGTGGCAAGACCTACACTGCTGCCGAACTGACTGCTATGCAGCCACAACCGCAAACTGTTGCAGAAAACGCAACAGTTGAACAGCAGGCAGAGGAAGCTGTTGCTGATAACGAAAGTAACGAAGCACCAGTAGAAGAGAAAGGCGAGGCGAACTCTCCACAAAGTGAAGCAACACAACAAGAAGAGACAACAGAGCCGCAGCAGCAAACAGCAGCTTTGGAACGTATTCCTAAAGACGAATCTGGACAGCCGCTATATGAGCAGACAGACCCCGAAACAGCATGGGATGCTATTGTAGAGCAGACGGAAGGTGACACGAATATGGCACAGGCTGTTACCGATGATATGGTGTCTGATTTGGAAGATGGTGTAAAAAAGGCTGAAAGGACCAAAACAAAGAGTGGTGGCAGCATTGCCGAGAAGATTGCAGCGGAGAAAGAACGTGCTGCAGCCATTGAACGTGCTAAGGCAACACTTGCACATTGGAGGAAGATTGCAGCAGTTAATCGTATGCGTGAAGCGGCAATACAAGCAGAGGAACAGCGCAAAGCCGACGAAAGGACACGTGTACGTAAAGAGGAGGAAGAAAAAGCACGTGTAGATCAAGAAGAAGCAGAACGCATCAAGCGTGAAACTCTTAATGGCGTACCCGATTTTATAGAAGATAAGGCTCCAGATGCACGAGCAAGAGGTTACAGGCGTGTCAATGGGGATAAGGTAGACAGACAAGAGCCTATTGACGCAACGATAGGTAAAGAAGTGCAGGTTAAATTTGATGATGATAACATTCCAACAGGACACGTTGCAATCATTGAAGCTAATCAGTTACAACCAAGTCATAAGAATGGGCAACGAAATCCACAGCACTTTATCGACGAGGCACAACCAAAGGAGCGTAAAGACGATGCAAGCGTAGGTGCAGCACGTAAGATAGCTGCAAATATTCGCCCAGAAGAAATTACATCGTCTGTTACAGCTTATACAGGCGCACCAACAGTAAACAGTCGTGGAGAGGTTATTCAGGGTAATAACAGAAGTGCTGCACTTCGTGAGATGTGGGATAATCACCAGGAACAAGGCGATAAGTATAAACAGTATCTCATTGATAATGCAAAATCATTTGGTTTAAAGGCAGAAGACATTGCTGCAATGGATAAACCCGTACTTGTTAATATGCTCGATGTGAACGATGAGCAAGCTATTTCATTAGGTCAATTTGTAGCAAGTGATACAGAAAGTGGAGGTACAGAACGCATCAAACCTAAGAACGTTGTAAAGAAACTTGGAGACAAGATGAAGAACTTTACAAACATTCTTTTGCGAACTAATGACGAGAATGTCTCTTTTGCAGAACTTGTTGATAGCAACGGTGCGAACGCTTTGAAATGGCTAAATACTAAGGGAGTAATTAGTCCAACACAGTATAAGAGTGCATTTGATAGCAAAGGCAACCTTACTGCAGAAGCGAAGAATGATATTAAGGGTATTATGTATCAGAGCATCTTCGAGGGTGGTAATACACAGCTCGAGGAAATGTTTTATGCACTACCTGCAAAAGCACAGAAAGCAATTCTTGCAACGGCTTATCGTGATTATGATAGTCCACAAAGCGAACGTATGATAGAAGATATTCAGAACTCTATTATGGCATATTATGCTCTGTCGCACGATAGTATGTTTATGAATGCTAAGAATCATAAAGAAGCACGTATAGCTGTTGAGGCGTGGAGAAGACAACTTGCTTTTGACGATGTTACAGGAGAAAGTTATCTTCCTGCCGAAAAATATAGTAACTTTGCATTATTGCTTGCAACGATGTACAAAGGTGATAATCAGTCTCTCATACAGGGTACTTTCAATAGATTGTACGACCTTATACAAGGTACACAAGAGAAAACTCTGTTTGAGCAGCCTGATAATACTCCACGCACGCTCGTACAAGCAATTAAAGAAACATTAAATATAAAATATGATGGACAACAAAGAAGCAATGTTTTGGCTGGCGATAGTTCAGCAAGCCAAGAAGGGAGAACAGGAAGCAATGGAGATGCTACGCTAGGAGGACGAGGTGAGAGTATCGATGGGGCAGAAGCCAATCAAGGAGGAACTGAAGCAGATAGTGGCGAGGGGCGACCAATAGCCGATACAACAAAAACTTTATTTGAATACTTCAAAGGTGGTATAAAATCTTTAATAGAAAAATCTAAAGAACAAAACAATAGTCTTATTAAGGCTATTGTTGGTAGTGTTACCAATAGATTAAAAGAAGATTTGCACAATCGTGGTATTGATATAACAAACGACTACAAACATACTATTGATAATAATGCAATTAGACACGCATTAAATAGACATGGTGGAGAAAAGGAGCGATTACAAGGTCAATTACCTGTAACAGAAGAGGATATAGAGAATATTAGTGACGTTATTAATAATTACGATGACATTAATATTGAAGAAAACAAGCGTGGGCAAAAGAACATCGTTTATAAAAAGAGTTATCCTAATGGATTTACAATTTATATAGAGGAAGTTCGTACTGGGCGCAAAGAGTTAGCAATGGCAAGTATAAGAAAAAAGGCTACTCTCACCGACGCTAATAGTAAAACTATGCCAATTTCGGATTTGAATAACCTTTCTGTTGGCAAAGATAAGAAAAGTTCTAATACAAAGCAAGCAAATAACGAAAAAAAGTCTGAACATCAGGAAGAAACGCTGTTCGAGAAAGCAGAAAGAATAGCTAATGAGGGGGAACAAAAATCTAATCCCACACCACGCAAAGACGGTGAGAGCATAACAGACTATGCCGAAAGAGTAGCAGAAGAACACCAGGCACAACGTACACGCAAAGAAGAGGAAGCAAAGGTTGATACTAATCCCACAGAAGCACAAAAGGAAGCTGGCAACTATCGTAAAGGACATATTAAAGTAGACGGACTCGACATTACCATCGAACAGCCAAAGGGCAGCATTCGTCGTGGAACAGATGCAAACGGCAAGCAGTGGGAAAGCGAAATGCACAATACCTACGGCTACATTCGTGGTACTGAAAGTGTAGACGGA